GAGGATGCTGCCGCCGCTATCAGGAAGGGGGATAAGGATGAGTGACACCCGCTTCATGTTGGTTGCAGCCGGTATTTTCGCTACAGGTCTAATCCTGCTTACCGTCGTAATGTTGGGCTCTGTCTATTTAGTACAGAAGCATTTAGTTTGCCCACGCTTTGGCCAAGCGACAGAGCGTCCTGTTCGCTTCGACTGGTGGGCCGGTGGCTGCTTCGTTCAGACTAACAACGGTCAGTGGGTTAGAACCAATAACTACTGGAACAGTGTGAGAGATCAATGATGGCTCACGCTGAATTTTTTTCAAAAAATATATTGACATCGGGGTCCGGGTATGGTTCATTACCCATGCGGGCATTATCCCGCGTTGTTCCAAACCGTAGGAGGTAAACATGGAACAGATCACTATCGCGGGACACACCTTCAACGTGCCCGTGCGCTACGAAGAGGGTCACGAGTTGACCGAGAACGAGGCTGGTGCGCTGAACCAGACCTACCACGAGAACCTCCGCAACAACTTCGCCAGCAAGGTGAAGGACGGCGTTGCGGCTGGCAAGTCCGTTGAGGACCTCCAGACTGAACTCGACTCTTACGCCGAGTCCTATCAGTTCGGTGTCCGCACTGGCGGTGGCCCGGTTCGCGATCCTGTCATGTCCGAGGCAATGACCATTGCCAAGAACAAAATCCGCGATCACCTGCGGAAGAAGGGCGTGAAGTGGAAGAACGTCGAGGCCAAGGCCGTTACCGAGGCCGCGAAGAAGCTCATCGCGAAGTCTCCGGAGATCATGGAACTCGCGAAGCAGCGGGTCGAGGAGGCCAAGTCTGCGGCCGCCACCGATCTCGAGTCCTTGGTCGCTGACATTCCGACAGCGGCTTAATCACGGCGGCGGCAGGGAAACCGTAAGTCCGCCGTTAACTTTGGAGTTGGAATGAAACGGACCACGAGCTATCCGCTTCAAAAGGTCACCCTCAACCTTCGCCTCGGCGATTGGGAGTGGCTTCGTATCATGCACGGGCGCGCTGGCGCCTCTAAAATTATTCGCGAGATGGTGATCGGGCATGTTGAGCGCTCAAGGCTTTTAGCGGAGCAAGCCCGCACCGATCCGCAGATGGACCTTCCACTCGATGCAATCATCGAGGGCGTGAAGAATAACGGCTAAAGGAGCTGGCAATGAACGACGAACGCAGGAAAGAAATCGCGAAAGCAATGACCCTTCTACAGGACGCAGTTAACATCATCGAGGCTGTCAAGGACGAGGAGCAGGACTCCTTCGACAACATGCCCGAGTCCTTCCAGCAGGGCGACAAGGGCTCGCGGATGGAAGAGGGCATTTCGGCCCTTGAGTCCGCCGTTGACAGCATCCAATCCGCCGAAGGCGATCTGGACAACCTCCAATGAGCGACATTCAAACCCTTTTCAACGAGGACCCACTCAACCTCACCCGCGAGAACTACGTCGAGATCGTGAACTACTACCGCCACGCTCGACAGCAATTCGTCCTTGGCGACAAAAAAGCTGGCAAGGCACCGAAGGCACCAACGGAGAAACTCAATCTCGACGACATTCTATCTGACCTCTGAAAGGCTGGCACATGACAAGTCCCTTCCTTGTGGGCACCCAAATCCAGTTCGCGTGGGACTCCACGTCCCTCGGCTGGTTGAAGGAGTGTCCGCGCAAATACTACTATTCGATGATCGAGGGCTGGAAGCCGAAGGCTGAGGCCGTCAATCTGATCTGGGGTGCGTGGTATCATACTGGCCTCGAAGTCTACGATCGGCTCCGCGCGCAGGGCAAGGACCACGACGAGGCCCTCATTCAGGTCGTCGCGAAGCTCATGTTTATGACATGGATCGACGGCAAGCCTTGGAAATCCGATCACGCCTCGAAAACCCGCGAGAACCTGATCCGCTCCGTGATTTGGTATTGCGAGCACTTCAAAGAGGACCCGGCCAAAACCGTGATCCTCGCTAACGGCAAGCCCGCCGTCGAACTCTCGTTCAAGATGGAACTCGACTTCGGGCTCACGCTGGAGCAACCATTCCTCCTGTGCGGTCACATAGATCGGCTGGTCGATTATTCCGGAGGCGTCTATGGGACGGATCGAAAGACTACAGCTTCGACTATTGCTTCGAATTATTTTGATCAGTTCGATCCTGACAACCAAATGTCCCTCTACACCCTTGTCTCGAAAGTTATATGGAATGTTCCTGTCAAAGGTATCATCATTGACGCGGCGCAGGTTGCTGTCGGGTTCACTCGCTTTGCTCGAGGCTTCACCTACCGCACCGAGGGCCAGATCGACGAGTGGAAGCGCGGACTCAGCTACTGGTTCATGCAAGCAGCCGAGCACGCGAAGAAAAATGACTGGCCCATGAACGACAAAAGTTGTCATAAGTTCGGCGGCTGTCACTTCCGCAAGGTCTGTGGACGCAGCCCCGAGGTCCGCGAGGTCTTTCTTCGATCAGACTTTGTCAAAAACCCGTGGAACCCATTGGTGCCGAGATGACAACACTTGACCTCTTCGTCACCAAGCCCTTCGTCAAGCTCCTCTTGGTCGGTGACTCTGGCACCGGCAAGACCGGGGCACTGTTCCCATTGATCGAGGACGGCTATAAGATCAAGTTCCTCGACTACGATAACAAGATCGCGTCGGGCATCCTGCCTATCTTGATCCGGGCTAGGTGTCCAGACAAGATGAAGAACGTCGATGTCGAGACCCTTCGCGATCCGCTTCGCGCTTCAGCGCTCGGCCCCATCGTCGATGGTATGCCGCAGGCCTTTGTCAAAGGTATGGAGCTTCTCGACAAGTGGTCGGACAAGTCCATCCCAAAGGCGTGGGGAGTTCACGACCCAAACACCATCCTTGGCATCGACTCCCTGACGTTCTTGTCCGACTCCGCGTTCAACTGGGCAAAGGGAATGAACCCCTCAGCTAAGGACCCGAGGCAGTGGTTCTACACCGCTCAGCAAGCGGTGGAGGGCGTGATCGCACTCGTCACCTCGTCGAAGTTCGAGTGCAACGTAATCGTAATCGCTCACGTCGATTGGCAGAACCGCCCCGACGGAACGATGAAAGGTTATCCGACAACGGTAGGAAAGGCTCTTGGCCCGACCATTCCCGCTTACTTCGAGAACATGGCCCTCTGCCAGACCGTGGCTGGCAAGCGCACTATCCAAACCGCGCCCACGGCGCTTATAGACCTGAAAAATCCCGCCGCTTTCAAGATGGTCCCTACTATGCCACAAGAAACCGGGCTGAGGGACTTTTTCAAAGCACTTCGGGGGTAACGTATGGAGGACTTCTATCTCGAACTGACCACTACACAAATTCGCGACTGGCTCCAAGGCGAAATCGAGCCAGACGCAACGATAACCGGCGCCTTTGATGAACTCCAAGGTGCGGCCCTAACTGGGGAGTCCGGTAAGGCCACTCTCCTTATCACATGTACGAAGGACGATGAAAAATGAGCGATGATGCATCATTCCAAGACATCTTAAACACAACAGCATCTGACATCAAACCACCAAAAGCACTACCCGTCGGCGAATATATCTCCGTCGTCGATGGTCAACCTGAAATCACTAAGCTCGGCGTGAAGCAGACCAACGCGGTGATCTTCAGCCTGAAGCCTATGCAAGCAGCGGAGTCCGTCAACAAGGATCAGCTTATCGCAGCTCTCGATGGCCGGGCCTTGCAGGACAAGAAAATCCGGCATACGATCTTCGTAACTCCGGAGTCGAAGTATCGGATTAAGCAGTTCCTCGTCGATCACCTCGGCCTCGACGGGGACCAGCCGATTGGCCAGCTCATCCCACAGGCTATGGGAAGGCAGGTCGTTGTCACCATCGGCCACAGGGCAGCCGATGATGGCTCTACTATCTATCAAGAGGTAAAGTCTACGGCACACGTCTAGGTTCGCCGCGTGTGTCGGGGCCTCCCCCGGTGTCAGTGTGTAAGCCGGGGGAGGCTTTGAACCATACCAATGCCATTGGCATAGGACCATATCATGACCTCCGGTAACTTTCATCTAATCGAGCTGAGTAAAATCGCAGTTAACCGCGATGAACGACAGCGACGTGCTATTGACGACATCGACATTCTCGCTGACTCAATTCGACGCCTTGGCCTTATTCACCCTATCGTTATTACTCGTGATACTTGCCTTGTTGCTGGCGAGCGACGATTAGCGGCTTGTCTCAAGCTCGGATGGACCCACATCGCCAGTCAGTACACCGATGAAGTCGATCCATTCACACTCCGCTGCATTGAACTCGAGGAGAACGTGAAGCGGAAAGACATTACCTGGCAGGAGCAATGCCTCGCTGTCGGTGATTATCACGATCTCAGAATGTCTACATTCGAGCCGACCGAGACCAAGAAGAAATGGTCTCACGAGGACACCGCCGAGGCGCTTGGCATGTCCCAACCAGTCGTTACTCGAAACATTCTCCTTTCGCGGGAACTCCGTGATGGTAAGTTCCACGACATTCCTCGATACTCTACCGCGCGAGGGATTATGGAACGCAACGAGGCAAGGAAAGATGAAGAAGCGCTCCAAGAAATCCAAAAGGCCCTCCGCGTACCAACGACGGAAGAACCGGCCAAGGCTATACTCAACGTGGACTTCAAAGCATGGGTGGAATCATACACAGGACCGCGGTTCAACTTTATCCACTGTGACTTCCCCTACGGCATCAACGCCGACAAAATGCAGCAAGGAGGCTCTGTCGTCACGCACGGGGGCTACGAGGACACGGCTGATTCCTATTTCGATCTTCTTGCTTGTCTGTGCAGCAACCTCCCTCGTATTGCTACTGAGTCATGCCATATCATGTTCTGGTTTAGTATGCACCATTACACTTCCACTCTGGAATACTTTAGCTCTAACTCTGATTTCGTACTCGATCCTTTTCCTCTCGTT